CCCGCATCATAGTTGGCATCAGCCGCACCAGACAGAGTTGTAGAAGAAAAGTTCGCCAACTGTGTGCTAGAAGCAGACGCTACATGCACCCAAGGACAGTTTGTGCTGATAAAGACCGGAATACCATAAAGATCACCGATCAAACCAGTCTTGAGAGTAGTACCTTCTCCCCGGTACGCTTGCTCCGTAAAGCGGGGAATACCCATCAAGTTCTTCCGTTCAGCCGGAGGGACAATTAATGCCCTACCGTCTTCAGGAACATCCTGATCGTCAAGAGTCTGGATCATCTGGCGAAGGCCAACGTCCGAAAGAGCAGAACCGTTGCCTGTACCAGCATTGGCAGCACCACTAAATGTAGTAGAACCGTCTGAACCAATAACAGCCGTCTCGTAAAGAGTGGCCGCAGCAATAGCACCCGCCTGAAGTGTAGCACCCAAATAATGCAAATCAGAGTCTACCTGTTTAGCAAGAGCATAACCCGCATCGTCAGTGTATTGCTGACGAAGTGTAGGAAGACCTTGCACATCAAGTAAGTCCTCAATCAAGCGTGAATACTCATAGTGTTTATTAATTGAAATATTAGTGACACCATGCGTAGCTGTATTCAGAGTGACCTGAGTAGAAGCTGCCTTGACACTTGCAGTACCCCTTGTGAAATTGGGGATATGAATTGTATCGCCTTTCTTACCATTATGATTAATCATGGTAACGAGATTACGCATTACCGTAGCGCGTTTATACGCGGCGATGACCTCGTTCGACCACAACTCAGGGATATAATTTGCACCCGTTGTGATCGTATTGTGATTTGTACCTAAAGCCATTGTTTAATTTCCTCCAAGAAATTTATTTATTATTTCACGCGCCCTTCTTTATAGGCCTCCATGACTTCCGGCTGAATAGAGTTGTACTTGTCAGGGTTTGTGATTTTAAGGTTAATCAAGTACGCTGAACTCCATATTTTCTTTTTCCCACTTCCGCCACTAGAACCACCTTTCTCGGAAGAAATCTTCCGAAGTTGTTTCTCTTTGTCCAAGCCTTTATCTTTGGCTTCCTTGCTTTGTTTTGAAGCCTGTCGCACTTCTCGAAACCCTTGCAGGAGTTCGGTGCCAGCTTCTAAATCCATAGCATCAGCCTTCTGATAAAGTCGTGTCCGGTAGGGAGACGCCTTCACCCATTCAGAAAATTCAGGATTAGACACAATCTCCATGTAGTCTGGATTCTTTCTCTGGAACTCAGCAACTTGCAAGTCAACCTGCATCTTGTCAAGCCTCTTTGTTACAGGATCAATTTTATCCGAGACTAAAGTAGAGACTGAATCAGCGGGCTTGTCTATAAAGTCCTCATCCGTCAGTTCCTTTGTAGCCTTTCCTTTACCTTTTGAACTATTCTCCTGTTCATTAAACAACCATTCACGAGCCATCTTTCGGTAATCTCCAACTTCATTGGCTAACCTTCCGTGTAAAGTCTCAAGTTCCTCATAAGCCCTTGAAATTTCAGCAGGTGTTTTTCCTTTGAATCGTGGAAGAACCTCAAGTGTACTGGATGCTTCTTTATCAGTCACATCCTCCGACTCTTCTTGGTTATTTCCTTCATCAAGTGCGCCTTCATCTTTGTCCTCAAGGCTTTCGTCCTCTTGGAAATCTTCGGCGTTGTCACTCTTTAGGTCTTTGTCAGTCTTGTTAATACTGGCAATACGGTTTACAGTAGTCATAATAGATAAATCTCCTTTGCCCCCTTTAAGTTTGGGAGTGTCTTTTATCCCACTTCATAGCGGCTCCGGGGAATTCTCCGGTTATGCCCTCTAAGAAAAAATGGGAGGCACTCATAATGAAATGGCTTTCACCATCGCATCCTTCTTTACTGCAAGCGCAGGGGAGATCACGCTCACTATAAAAAGTTAATCTTTCTACAACAGTATTACACTTATCACATTTGAAATCATATATAGGCATTGAGTTACTGTTGTTCCTTTTCGTCTTCTTTAAGTTGCTCATAAGAAGCAACTATAAAATCTTTAAATCCACATAGAATCTTTAGCTCTTTAATCTGTCCTTGAATCCTAGAAGTGTCTGGATCAACACTTGTTTCCAGTTGAGTTCTCAAAGACTCTAATGAATCTTTAAACTCTTCTTCAAATATCTTCCAGCCCGGTCTACTGAACAAATCAAAATAATCTTCATAATACTTAACTAATTCTTTGTCCATATCATCCTTTGCCAACTATCTTATTTGCTGAACGCATAGCTTGAAGGGTCTTGACTTTCATGCCAACTCTGTCCATAGAAGTCTTGTTGGTTCCTTCTTTTACCTTTGCGTAGTTACGAACTATACGACTTTCAATCTCAGCATTTTGTAGACCTTCACGCTTTACAGCTTCTTGTTTAAGCTGTTCTTGTGCAGGGTCAGGCTGCTGTGGTTGCAGCATCATGTCTATCATGCCCATAATCTCAGTCTTATTCTCAATACTTGAAGTATTTATAATACCCTTCAAGAGAGTAAAGAATACAGGCGTCTCAGGTGGGACGTAGGAAAGCAATTCAACAAATTGTCTTTGCTCCACTTCCCTTGCCATTAATCCCAAAGTACCACGGACTGTAAACGAATAGTCAGCCGGTGTATATTTCTCTGGAAGAAACTGCATGTATCTCCAAAGAGCTTTGTGAATAAGAGGCTCAAGAAAGTTACGTTCAATGTTCTGAAGAGTTCTCTTAGCCCGCTTAAGAGTACCACCCATAATCATAGACATTCCTGAAGCTGTCTCATTACGTCTATTAGTTTTAAGTGGACTAGCACTATCCATAGCACCAGTCGCCATCTGAATCATCCGTTCAAGATCACCAGTAGCATTGTAACTCATAGGATCAATAGAACCGAATCTAAACTCTTTTAAAATCTCACTAGGGTTGCCATTGGTAAGAAGCATCTTACCCGGTTTGACTACTAATTGCTGGCCCCTAGGAAGTCGTGTAGCATCAGCAGCCATCATAGGATGTACTGTAAGAGCAAGGCCATCCATCTGTGCCCTTAAGATACCATCCAAAGCTTTCTGAGGATTGTACGCCTTCTCAGCTATACCACGACCCCAAAATCTATCAGGGACTACATCAAAGGCATAAGCTACAATAGGACGATCCCCCATAATATTTGGGTTCTCATAGGCTCTGAGAAGAAAAGACCTATTAGCAATAGTAACATACGCTTCAACTAAGTCAGATTCATCTATATCATTAGTGTCTATAGTCTCTGTTGAACTCTCACTCTCACTCGCTTCAAGTAACTCTCTAGGTACTTTGCCATAATACTCTACAACCTCAACACCAGCGTCTTCAGGAGACTTTGTGGGTTCTCCTTTTCCTGCTTCATCTGAATTAATAGTTCTTGAACCAATGGTGCCGGGGTAGTATGTTGGGCTAATATACTCATCCCCTTCACCACTCTCATTATTCTGCTTGGCCTCAATGATGTGTCTAGGAATTGATACTATGCAAGCACATCCCAAAGCCATATCAATACCTTCTTTACCTTGACGAGTAACTGCTGTGTCTATAACAAAATTCTCAGGACTAATAGGTTCAAGCTTAACAGCTATACTATTAGTAATAGACACACCATCTACTATGTTTTCTCCATCTATTCTAGATTGAATAGTTTTATCTTCATAACTTTCAACTGTTATTTTTCCAATACCTGTGCCATATAAAGCACCATTAAGATAGATTTCAGATATGGCGGCATTGATTCCACGCTCTTTGAAATCCTCCAATAAGAGATCACGAACAACTTGCATATCCTCTTTCTGAGGATCGGCTACATCATCACTTATATCGAACCATGCCTCTTTTCCAAAGGTAGCTTCTTCTTGTTCAGCAACAGCAGCCTCTACTGCTTGCTGTAGAGAAGGATTAATTAAACGACTACGTTCACTATCCCTAGTCTTGTCTTCACTTATCCAAATCCCTCTCCAAAGCCTGTAGTATTCATTCCACAGTTCTTTATAATTCTGGTCACGCCATTGTTCCCAATCTTCAACGTGCCTCATTACCCATTGAGATAAAGCATCACGACCAGCGTGATTATTACCAGTAGTAGGTGAGTCTTCATCACCTTCATCATCGCCTTTTACGATTTTATTAGTGCTGCTATATTTTTCTATTGCCATTTTTTAAATACCAACGAAGGAGTCTAAAGGCTCCCATTCGTCGATTTCAATTTCTCCATAACTTTGAATTGCCATCTGGTCAATATAAGCAAGTGCATCTATCATGTCATCGTGAGCAAGAGGGTTGGGAAAATCCATAAGTTGTTCTATAAACTTCTGGTTCCATGCCCCCTTATTTAATTGAATCTTTCCATGCTCAAAGCGACCTTGTAATCCCCAAAGCACCCTGTCATTTTTACTCTTTCCACCATGAGAAAGAGGAACTATGTGTGGGTAACATCCAATACGTCTTTTTGTATCTTCAAGATACGGAAGTACCGCGTTCATCAAAGCTC